TACCATGTCCAGCCATGTTACCTTGAGGTAAACCATCTGTTTGTCCTGTAGTATTAACAATTTCACTAATAATAACAGGTGATTTTACACCTGTAATATATTCAGGTCTTTGTAATCTTTTATCTGATGATCGTACACCAAAATGAGTTAAAATATTTTCAATATAACGAGTACCACCGCGAGCATTTTTTTCAAGCCATTCTTGTAATCTAAAAGCACGTCTTAAATCATTAATTGTAGTAGGTTCTACATCAGCAGTGATTTGAGGTACATAAAGTCCATCTGTTAATGGAGATGGAACACCACTGTCTACATCATAAGTGCCTGTTGTTGCTTGTACATCAGGACTGCCATTAGGATTTTTACCAGCAACTTTTGTCCAAGGGACATCAATCTGACCTAATGGAATATCTACTGCAGCACCTTTTTGTGCAAATGGTAATGATGAAGTAAAATAATCATGTTCCCATGCTCTTTTTCGTAATGAAAATAACTCATTTACTCTCGCAGTACTAGTCCATTGGTTTCCGTCAGTTAATTTATAATTAACAGGTGCTACTAAATTTTGATCTCTATAATATTCGTTGTATATACATTGATAAGCAGCAAAAGGTAATGCATTAATATTTTGTGGAGTTCCACCTGTTGGTATTGGGGGTACTCCCATGTAATCTATAAATTTTGCATGTGTGTCCCATAAATCATTTTTTGTATAATCTACAAATGGTACAACTAAACCTGAATTTGCATCGGTTATGAATTTTTCCCAATTTTGCCATAAAATACGATTTGGTACAAAGAAATAATGCATAGATACATCCATTCTATGCATAACAGGGGCAATCATTGGTGCAAATCTGATAAGGCTTTCACATCCTAATTCAAATTTGTCTCCAGGTACACACTCCATTGTTAAAATTGGAGTTAAATTTCCCATGTCTGCACTTAATTTTACATCATGAGTTAAATCAAAGACATTTTTTTTTGGTCTTTGTAATTTAATGGAATTGAATAAATTTTTTCCCATTTTTTTGTTTTTTGTTTTTAATAAATTAAAATATGGGGGTGACTAACCCCCTTGTATTATAGTCGGATTCCGCCACGTGATACATAGTATGTGCGGCTTACTTTACGCTTGCCATAACCGCGCTTTCGAGATGAGCGGCGATATGAGTTTCGTCTTCGCATTTTTTTGTTTTTAATTTGTGATTGAAATATTTATATATAGCTTGTTCAACATACTTTTTTAACAACTCTTTTTCTGAATTATCAGAAGTATTATACAACTTGATAAGTCGTAATATTTGATCTTGTGTATATAATCGCATTATTTTTTTATTAAAGATTTAAAAATATCACCAAAAAATGTAGCAATTCTACCGCCTGTAGTACTTCCACTTCCTTTTAATATTTCCTCTAATCTTTGCCTAGTTTCTACGTCTAATTGACCAACTGTATTTAATTGCTTTTTTCCTTCTGTTATTGCTTTCATTTGATCCTTTAATAACTCATTAATATCATATTTTTGCATGATATTTAATTTCTGATATTCATTACTTGTTGCTAAATTACGTAATTGTTCTTTTAATAAATCAGTTCTTATTGGAAATTGACTTCTTTCCAATCTTTTTATATTTACTGACTCAATTAAGTTATCATAACTTGCATTTTGTACTCTATTTAATATAGAAGGTTTATCCATTAGATCAGATTTTGTAGCAGCTAATATCTCATTTTGTAATCTTTGTTGGTCATTCTTCAATTTAATACCTTCTACATTCTGTTGTAGAGCTTCTATATTTAATTCTTGAATTTCAAATTGATTAGATTTTTTGAATACTTGTAAACTTTCTGTATCTAATTGTGGAGCAACATAATCTGTACTCCTAACAGGTGGTGCTTCATTTCTTTGATTGTATATCAAATTTGGATTTAAACCTGCAGCTTTAAATCTTTGCATTTGCTCTGCCGGAGTGTTATAAGTATTTAACCTATTCCAATCGGCTAATGCGTTTTTTCTATTTTGTATGTTTGTGTATTGTTGTGATCCAACATTTAATAGGCTTGTTCCTATTGATACCCATGCGTCTGGTGATAAAGGCATACTTTTTATTTTTTTTTGTTTTTATGACACAATATGTGTTATTTTTTTTGTTCAATCGTAGTGCGTCGTACCTCCTTCTTTCTCTTTCACTTTTCAAATATACATATTTGGTGTCAATAAGCACTAATATATCAAGAGTATTAGTGCTTATTTACTGACGCGCTGCGCTTGTCTTCATAAAAATAGCTGTGCAAGTAAACTTGCACAGCCATTTTTCTGTTAGTCAAGTGTTGATACATCTTGACTTAGGATATCTTCAATATCCTCTTTTTTCAGCTTTGCAGCTGATTTTTCTACTTTTTTGCTCTTTAAACGCTCCTCGATTTCAGCAAGTTCTTGACGAGCAGCTATTTCAAGTTCTTGCCTTTCAGCTAAATCAAGTCTACGAGGGTCAATACCATCGCCGTCTTCACCTTCCCAAATTGGTTCATTTGTTCCTCCTAATGGTAAACCATTAGCATATCTTTGTAATATTTCTCTAACTGATAACGCTTGATCAGGTATTGTCTGAGAAGGTTGAAAATCCTTCTCAGCATCATTATATTCATTTGCGTTAAAAATGTTTCTAATTTTCATAAATAATTTGTTTTTCTTTCCATTTCGGCAACTTTATGCATTTTTTTAAATGCAAAAATATGCCTTTCTGATAATACTTTTTCTTGTTGAGTAAAATTGTCAAATTCTTTTGATATTTGTATATCTAATTCTTCACTTATTTTACCCATATATACATTTATTTTAGCTTTTTCCTCTTCATTATACATTTTATCTTTATAATATCTAGGCATTGCAATTTTTTTACCATCTTTTATAGGTACATACATTCTTTTTTCTAAATCTTGTTTATGCCAATTTATCATTTGATTAGTAAGATAATTGCTTCCTAAACCTTTTGACATTACACTAAATTCTTTTTTTCTATCATCATTTTGATGCATTGGAATTTGTGATTTTTTTGACATATATTTTAACGTATAACCGATACTGGCATCACTAACATTGCCAATATGATAAGTACCAATAGACTTATTATTAAGAGCCCAAGCACGTGCAATGTTGTCTCTATTAGCGTTAAAAAGAATAATATGATAATGCGGACGCTTTTTGGTTGAACCATATTCACCAACTGCATAATATTTAAGTTTTTCATTTTCTAATTTTCTTAATCGTTTAAAAAATTTTTGTAAATCAGATAATTTTAACGTCATATATCCATTTTCCGTAATTGGTACATATTCAGTATCATATGTTAAGGTAAGAAAAAGAGCGGAATTACTCCGCTCTCCTTCCTTAACTAACCTAAACGACCAACCACTAGTGCGGCGTTTTTTACAGGGGGGACATTTTCCACATGGAAAAGGTATATGTTCTCCTTTAATTTGTTCTTTTTTATAAAAAGGAGTTATACACCTACTACTCATATCTAAAACATTGGGGTTCCGTATTTTGGCATAGGTCTAATTGCCTTAATTTTATTTAAAACATGACAGTATAAACTGTCTCCTTCAGGGTCATCTACTGCAAATATCCTTTTTGTTGGATTACATTCAACAAAAGATGTACTTAATGATGGTTGAGTATCAAACTTTCTACCTAAATGCCAATAATCTAATGTTGTTCTGAAATCACCAGCAACTCTAGATGGCATATATTTATATTCAGCATATCGTGGTACATATCCAAATGTTTCATCTGCAGTACCTGTATATGCATAAATTTCATTATTTGTAACAGGTTGTTCACCAATATTTGCAAATGAAGGCCAATAAAAGTCTAATGTATCATTTTTTAAATATGTTTTTGGTATACCCTGTTGATAAGCAGTTTTAGGCATTACAGACATAATGCCAATAATATATCCATGTTCTTCACAATAATATGAACCACTTCTACCGCTTGATACTGACATACCATGTCCAGCCATGTTACCTTGAGGTAAACCATCTGTTTGTCCTGTAGTATTAACAATTTCACTAATAATAACAGGTGATTTTACACCTGTAATATATTCAGGTCTTTGTAATCTTTTATCTGA